CGCCTAACCTCTACGTCACTGCGCAAGCGATGGGGACAAACCTTAAAAACGTAGTCTCCATAGCAATAAACAGTTTCGTTTCAGAGCTGGAGTTCCTTCCAGACGATGAGGCAAAATTAGCCTCCAGCGATTTCACAATAACTGTCAAACAAGGAGCACCAGCGCCGCGTCCTATTGCTCCGTAAAATCCCTTTCCCCACATCCCATGAACCAGCTCGTCACTTCCCTCATAATCCCCAAAGTCCATCAAGTTACCTATCCGTTCCCATTCACAAATGGAGGGCAGGAAGCGAATTTTCTCTCCAAAATCCTCCCGCCGGATGAGAACGGATGCCGCGTTTGGGCGGGGATGAGTCAAGCCAACGCGGGATTAGTGCATTTTGGAAAAAAGGAACTCCGCGCTCATCGTGTGGCGTATATGTATTACCTCGGCCCTATTCCAGAAAACCATCAAGTCCACCAGACTTGCGGGAATAAGTTCTGCCTCACAAAAGAGCATCTCATTGCAGTCCCAAATCCGACAAAAAAGGAAAAGCCTCCCGCAAAGGAAAAACAGCGCAAGTTTGATCCAGAAACCATCCGCAAAATCCGCAAAATGCGTCATGAGAGCTTCACACTCGCCCAGATAGCTGACTGTTTCAACACCACCGCACCAACGGTGCTGAACATTTGCAAGTTCAAAGCCTACGCCCACGTCCCGCCGGAAGATGGGCTTGAATTGAAGCAACTCCCATGAATTTCCAGCACAAGCTGGCAAAAGAAACAACAAACCAACAAAACATAGCAATATGAACAAAGACATCACAAAACGCTCCCACGCACAAAACAAGTTCCTCCGCCGGAAAGATAACCGAGCGGGCAATCATCCCGCCAAGGGCACTCCCATCCCTGGCCAGCTCACTCCCACTGAAATCGCCCATAAAGCACGCAGGCGTTCCCGCCGCCTCGCAAAAGCAAAGTCCGCCAGCTCCCTCCTTCCCTCTCGCCTCGAAAAGCTCCAGTCCCGCCTTGCCCATCTCGAATCCCAGGAAAAGCCACAAGATTCCAAGCATCTCCAAGCTCTTGAGCATGAGATCACTGACACGAAGCTGGCAATTTCCTACACCGAGAAAGAAATCTCCCGCGCCTCCCGCATCCTCTCCGCTCTGTCTTAATTAACGGCCCACCACGGACGCTGGCTCTCCGCAAACCAGCACTCTTCCCATGACTCTCATCGACTCCACCACAAAACTCCCTCTCTCCGCAGGGCAAATCGTCAAAACCTTCCGAGGAGAAGAAGTCACTCTTCTTTCCTGGCAAGCGCCAGACCGCACCATCTGCACTTCCTGCAATGGCACTGGCAAGGACTGGCTCTACCTTCGCGATAGTGGCGATTCAGCCTCCTGCGAACACTGCGAAGGCTACGGCTGGCACGGAAGCGCCTCCACCGGCCGCGTCACCTGCTCCCGCAACGGCGTTGAGTTCTCCGTCTACCCTTCCGTAATCAACGCCAACTTCATCTTTTAGCCCTCCGTAAACCCTTCTTACCCATTTCATCATGGCTCTCCTTCAAATCCTCATTTGTATCGCCGTCGCGGTGGTGGTTTTCACAATGGTTGCAAGTGCCCTTCTTAACGATTAACCTTCTTCACAATGGACCCTCTTCTTTCCCATTCCACTCTCAAGCGCATCAAAGCGGAAATCGCAGAAATGCATGAATATATCAAAACCTTGGAGGTTGATTCCCTCCCGTATCGTGTTGCCGTCGCGCATCTTCAAGCCCTTGGGAGGCAGCACAATAACATCTCCTCGAACCTTCCCGTCGCGCAGCCTCCCGCGCCGCCACGTGTCCTCACCCCGATCAGAAGCAGCATGGGCGCAATCGCCAACGCGGGAAAACGCGAAAAAGTGGAGACGTGGGATTGGAACAATCTCAACGCAAAACAAGCGGCAGTGATGGAAAAGGTGCAGAACGAAGTAAAGGCGCTGTTCTTCAAGAGCACGCAGAAACACATCTTGAAGCTCATCATACTCTCTGGTGGCTTGAAGAAAGCGCTGGAAAAGACTTCTCTCTCCGCCCTGGCTGTCCTCCCGGACTTCGTGCGGCAGCAACAAGGCACGATCCTACTCAAAACCTTTGAAGAGAAACTTTTGAAATAACACCATGAAGTCCCATCCCACCTCCCCACCCTTCCAACTCCTCGCTGAAATTCTCTTCGTCATCCACTTCTTCCTCCTTGCCTTCGTCTTCGTTAACTTTGTCAAGCACGAGGCGGAAAAGTGGAGCAAACAGCAGAGAGCAACCAAACAAACCCTCACCCACATCGCAAAATGAATAACACCGCACAACAACTCCGCCTCGCTGCGGACATCGTAGAGACTTCTTAAAAACAAAGCGTCCAAAGGAAGAACTAAAAACAACACTTGATGTTTTACGTGAGTTTAAAAGTTGCGAGTCTGGCCAGGAGTGGCTGGCTATCCCATTTGTGGCTTGGGCAAAGTTGGAGCAGATGCGAGAGTTTCTCGAACATCTTGTTGAAGACACACCGCTGCAACCAGATACACTAGCTTACATAAACCGCGAGTAATCGAAACCCGTTCCCAGACGGGTCGAGACGGCCTGAGCAACCGCTCCTGATGAGAAGCTCCATTTGAGATAACACAAACATATCCACGACAATGAACGAAGACACAACAAAAGCAGAAATACTGGCTAAAATGCAGGCAATCCAAGACGCTATGCAAAAGCGCTACCAAGCGGAATACGAACGCTACAAAGCCTGGTTCCTGGAACGCCGTCAGAAAGTGCTCGATGAAGTCACCGCCCGCCGCCAACCCGGCATCCTCGATCGCATCCGTGCTTGCGAGTCCTCCGAAGAAGCCCACACGCTTTTCTATTCCTTCCTCGACAGCGCCAACTGTGTCTCCCAAAAGACCATCAACCGCGCCACTCGCCTGCTCGCAACCCTTGACTTCCCACTGCCATGAAACTCCTCTCCTCCCTCCTTTCCATCCCCTCTTCCACCGAGCCAGACTCCTTTGACTGGGGCGTGGCGGAATTCTCCACCATCCTCTATCACGGCATCACCTATGATAAGGTTGAAGTCGATTTCCTCGACGGTGAAGTCCGCTTCTACCAGCACTTCGACCCCAAGCGCCTGCTGCAATCCCAGGCACCAACGATCCGCCGTAAGCTCACTGCTTCCATTCAACACTCCACACCAGTTCGCCTCGTCGCCCTCGACGACCCCGAACCCGACACCGCCCCGGCGGAAGCTTACACCCCGAGCGAGCTTCGCGGGTTGGATGTGCCAGTTATTAATAATGACAACGAATGACACCCATGAACGCTCACGACCTCGCTCGATTACTCCTTGCCCAGCCAAACCTCCCAGTTCAATTCCTTGATTATGAGGGTATGATCTGCGAAATTTACGGGCTTACAGCTGAAAACTCCGCAGAGTTTGACCAACCAGTAGTGCAACTCCAAATTCAGCACCCATGAACATCTCCCTCGATCTCCCCGCCCCCACGCCTCCGCCTCTCTCCCCTCACTGCACCGACGAACAGCGTCTCTGCATCGACTTTATCCACCAATCCACTGGCCATCTCGTCATCGACAGTGTCGCGGGCTCTGGCAAATCCTTCACCCTCGTCGAACAGTGTGTCGCTATCAACCACTACTTCCCCAACGCATGTATCGCCCTCGTGATGTTCAACTCCAAGAACGTCCCGGAGATGCAGGCCAAAATCACCAAACGTGGCGTGCTCAAAACCACCGTCGGCACCGTTCATAAGTTCGGCTTCGACGCCTACAAATCCAAACACGGACCCTGCCAAGTCAACCGAGACAAAGCCAGCGACGCTGCTGCCATCCTCAACAAGCGCTACAAGTTCACCTTCGACGACGTGAATTCCATTATCAAAATGGTTTCCCTCGCCAAAGACACTGGCATTTGCCCAAGCCCAGACGACACCATCACCCTCGACCAATGGCGGCACATCATTGAGAACTACGAAATCTCCTTCAAACAAGAAGGAATCTCCATGTCAAAAGTCTTCTCCTTCGCGCAGGACCTCTTCTACGAGACAATCAACGACACCACCTCCGTTGACTTCTCCGACATGATCGCACTCCCGCTTTACCACTCCTACCCTTTCCGCCAGTATGACTTTGTTTTGGTGGATGAAGCCCAGGACATCAACCGTTGCAGGTTAATGGCGATTGAGAGGATGTTGAAAACTCAGCAATATCCAGAAAACTATGGTATGCCGTACGACGCCCCACTTGTCACTGGCCGCCTCATCGCAGTCGGCGACCGCCACCAGTCCATCTACGCCTTCACGGGTGCAGACGCAAAATCCCTCGACAATATCAAACGCCACTTTTCCGCTCATGAGCTCTCCCTTACAACCTGCTTCCGCTGCGACAAAGCAATCATCCGTCACGTCAACCATCTTGTCCCTCACATTCGAGCCCGTGACAAGGCAGGCCCAGGAACAGTCAACTCCCTCGCCTATGAGAAGTTTGAAGAGTTACTGTTCGACGGACCCCCGTGTGACCTTCAAAGCCACGCAATTCTTTGCCGCAAGAACGCTCCCCTCATGCGACTTGCCTTTCGCCTCTCCGCCCGCGGAGTCAAGTGTCGCATGGAAGGCCGCGACATCGGCAATTCCCTCATCTACTTTGCCAAGAAGTTTAACGCCTCCACTCCCGGAGAACTCGCCACCCTAGTCGGCAAACACCTCTCCGAACAAGCTTCCAAGCTCTCCCCATACGCTCTTGAAACCCTTCGTGACAAATGCGAATGCCTCACCACCGGCTGCCTTCACTCCACCTCCATCAAGTCTTTGTTCCAATACATCAAAGACATCTTCTCCGACTCCACCGACCCCGGCGCGCAGAAGCTAACCCTCTCCTCCATCCACAAATCCAAAGGCCTCGAATGGCCCACCGTCTACATCCTCGGTGAAAACCTCTGGATGCCATCCCCTCTCGCCAAAACTCCCACCGCCATCCAGCAAGAAAACAACCTCATCTACGTCGCTCGCACCCGCGCGATGCACACACTAACCTCAATTACAATGGAAACCTAACACTATGAGCAAAACCATCCAGAAATTCTCCCTCTCTCTCGAACGCGAACAAAAACTCCTTAGCCCTCCTAATGCGGAGGTAATCCTTGTAACGCTCGACGCGGAAGGTCAGCCTGCGCTCTACGCCATGGTCGATCCCACCCTACCGCGCGAGGAATTCGTTATCCACACAATCCCCACCGGCGACCAAGTTCCGCCTAACACGGAACACATCGGCTCACTGGTGTTCTTCGGCCAAACCTTCCACCTCTTCTCCTAACCTCACCATGCCCGCACCGCGAAAAGATCGCGAACTCTTTCTAAAACTCGCACCTCGCCTCAAAGCTCTCATAGCTTTCCATCGAACACCCTATGAAGAGCTCGCAGGCTTACTCAACTGCAACCTAACCTTCATCTCCCACCTCATCGCCGGCAGAAAAATTCTTCCAGCCGAGAAGCTAGCGCCCCTTGCCGCACTTTTGCGTGTAACCCCAGACCAGCTTCTCGGCAAGGCTCCCATCAAGAAAACCAAAACACTAAAACTCAACCTCCCATGACCCCTCTCACTCCTCACGCCCAGTTCGACGACAACCGCGTCCACCTTTCCGACCCGGAACCCGCCCGAGCTCCCTGCTCCAACTGCTCCCACCGCGCCATCCTCTCTTCCAACGACCTCTGCGCCTACTGTGAATGCGAGGCTTCCATCCTCACCCACACCGCCCTCACCGGAGAACCCCTCTACGTCCTCACCCCCACTCTCGCCGTTTACACCGTCGCCCGTATCGAGCCCGCCTCCGGCTCTTACCGCTACCACGTCCTCACCAACGAACTCACCGACCCCTTCATCTGCTCCATCGAAGACCTCTACACCTCCCCCACCGCCCTCGCCCTCTCCGGCATTAACAAAGCCAACGACGCGATCCTCCGCCTCACCCATCTCCTCAAACAGCACCTCCCCACACCATGAAACTCAAACCAAACACCGAAACTGAATACGAAGCTTACAAAACCAACAACTCATCCGACCCATACTCCGCTCGTGTTGTGAGCTATGGTGAGGACTGGGCGAATCTCATGGAAGCCCGGCTAAGCAAAGGCGAACAACTAGCCGATATCGCAAAGGAGACAAGCCATGAAGCTGATACAGACGGAATAACAGGCTTCATGTATGGCTGCGCCGTAAGTGCGCTAAGCCACTTCTGGGAGCACGGCGAGACATTGCGCCGCTGGCACAACAAAGACACCCAAATCGGTCAGGAGGGCGATGAAGCTAACGAAGCGGGAGGAGTTCTCAACCCAGCACTGCTCCAGGTAAAAGTTTAGCTACTTACCCAACCCTTTTTCACCTCGGTAAAACCTTTTAACCGAGGTTGCTTTTCAAAACCGCAAAACAATCCCAAAAACCCCTTGCGCTTTTCCCCTTTTTTGCTACCTTTAACCCTTACCGAAAGCAAACCGCTTTCTCAAACCAAAACCAAACAAGCAAACATAACCAACATGGCATCCTACCCTACTCAAGTCATCACGAACAAGTCCCTCGGCGTCTCCGTTCCTGTGACTGTCCCCACTACGCTCGAAGGCTTTCTCCAGATCGCCCCTGAGGCTGACCTCATCAACGCTATCGTCCGCCACTCCTTCTACCAGAAGTGGAACAACAAGTTCCGCAAGAACTTCGTCGAAGCCTTGGTCGAGTTCACCAAAATCGCGCGTCGCCCAAAGACCAACGCAGCTGGCATCACCATCCAGCGCAAAGCCCGTGGCGGAGCCCTCGTCGATGAACTCGAATCCGAGCAGTCTTACATGGACTACCTCCAGGACGAGAAGCTCATCACCGCCGAGGACTACCAGCGCATCGGCCTGGAAATCGGCGCTACCATCGCCTTCGAAGTCTCCAAAGCAGAAGAGGAAAAAACCCCTGCCAAGAAGTTCATGGACTCTGCCGCTGCTATCCTTGGCCTCGCGGAACAGGGTCTCGCCGGTCCAAACGGTCAGGTCGTTACCGAGGAAGGCTTCGTCGCCACCTGGTCCGAGAAGAATCCAGGCCACAACTTCGAGGCTATCGGTGGCTGGACGCAGATCGGTATTGCTCGCGCGATCGAAATCAATCTCAATCGCGAGCTTCAAGCTGGCGGCGGGTTGTTCTAACCAATTGAGTAAAGTAGGTGTGCGCATACTCACAAATCAATTGTGACACCCAAGGAAGGTGCAAAGCCTTCCACCTTCAAATCAACACATTGCAGTGAGGGCACAAGTTCAAGCAGTTGGGGTGGGATACCAGTCAGCAATTCTCGTAAAGGCTGAAACAGGTTGCAAGGACCCCACTCTACGTGACCAGCGCTGAGACTGCGATAATGTGAGCGACCTGACCAGTGTGTTGATTTGAGGGTAAAGCGGCGGCCTTCTAAACCGTGCAGCTGAGAACTCATAGGGCGGTGGCCACCTGAAACAAGCCATGAGAGACCGAGCAACCTGCTGACAATGTGGTGGCTCCTGAGCGTAGTCAACGTCTCGCAGGCGTATGCGCTCAGACCAATTTCACCCACCCACCTCATGTTCCTCTTCTTCGACACTGAAACCACCGGCCTCCCAGCCAAAGGTCAATACTCCAACCCGTCCCACCCGTCCACCCCAAAGCTCGTCGAACTCGCGGCAGTTTTATTCGACACCGACGGCGTTGAGCAAGCTTCCCTCGTCCACATCATCAAACCCTACGGTTTCGACATCCCACCCGGCGCTTCAAACGTCCACGGTATCACAACCGAACGCGCCCACTCCGAAGGCATCGAACTCAAAACCGCCTTCGAGTCCTTCCTCGATCTCGTCGAACGCTCTACCGCCCTGGTCGCCCACAACGCCCTCTACGATAAGCTCATCCTCGATCGCGTGATGATCGACCTCAACTACTCGGACTCTTTCCTTATGGGCCGACCTCTCATCTGCACCAAAGAGCTCACCACTCCTGTCTGCAAGCTCCGCGCTACCTGGGGCTCCGGTTTCAAATGGCCCACCCTTCAAGAGGCTCACCTCCATTTCTTCAACTCAGAATTCGCCAGTGCCCACTCCGCTCTCGCCGACGTCCGTGCCTGCGCTAGCATCTTCTTTGAAGGCCGCAAGCAAAACTTGTGGGTATAACCCTTTTACCCAGAACCCTTTCCGGCTCTCACTTTCCTCGGCAGAGGCGCCCCTAAGTGATCCGGTTCAGGTGGTGCCAGTCGTTGATCGCCCTCTGTCAGCGGCTGGCACCAATAATTTTCCCAACTCCCATGAGCGAACCCACCTCCCCAGAAGAAATCGAATTCCAGACCGAAGAGCATCGCATTCTCGACATGCTCAACGCCTACCCGGAGCCTGTTGTCTTCTCCGTCCCAGGCGGCGGCGCTACCGCACTTCGCAACCGCTTAAAGCGCTGCTTGCGGAACCTCGTCCTCAATCCCACCTGGCCTACCAATCTTGACCGCGGCCTCGCTTACAAGATTCTCCAGCAATACACCTTCGTCGCTGACTCCAAGAACTCCCTCTACGCTGGCCTGCCCCGCCGCTCCCGCACACCGATTCTCCAGACCACTGGCTTCGAGCTTCCCGTTATAAAGTTTGATGACCCGGAAGTTCTCAAAGCCCTCCTCCTTCTCAAAAACTTCGATCACATTTCTTTCCCAATTAAGATCGAAACTCCCCTTCCCGTCCACGACATTAAAGTCAACCTCCCTTTCCCCAACGCGGAAATCGCAGACTCGATTCATGAAAACTGTTACACCATTATATGATCCCCACCCCCACCGCGCACCTCATCCCCGTTGAGTCTCTCGAATCACCCTACAAAGACCTCCCTTGCGAGGAAAAGGTCCGCTCTCACGCCTTCATCCGCGAACTCGACCTCATGGAACTCCGCTCCTACTTCCCCCGCAAGGGCGTCTTGGATTCCATCACCGCCCACCTCCTTCGCGGCTTTCTCCTCCATCTCAACTCCCTCGGCGTCCAAAAGAACGCTAAAGACTACCACAAAAACGAACAGATCATCATCTCCCTCCTCAAACAATATGTCCCAGGCACAAACGACACTCGAATCAAGTTCACCCTCGACGAAACCAGAACTCCCCAGCCCGAACTCCTCACGCCCCGAGTCGTTCAGTAGCGCGATCTATTACGGCGTCCCGTTTGATGAGCTTCTTGAAAAGGACTTCACCAGCATGGGACCGAAGGAACAACTCGCACTTCTCGAAGGCATCCGCTCTGCCCGCATTAACCCTGGACATAAGAAAGTGGAGAAGTCCACAGGGAAGAATAACAAAGGCAAGGGATCGGATTCTGGCAACCTCTTGAAAGGACTAATCTAATGAACCCCCTCCCCCTAATCGACCTCGACCTCGGCTCCTCCGCGATGGACTTTCTTCTCGGCAGTGACGCTCCTCCATCTGACGACTTCTCCCCTCCTGCTGCACCCAAAGCCATCCGCAAGCTCTTCCACTGGACTGACGACCCAGCTTGCCCTCTCGTCCTCACTATGGATTGGTCTTCCCTGGAATCTCTCCTCGCCTGCAATCGCAGCGCAGAATACAAGCTCGTCCACTCCAAGACCACGCACACCAAAAGCGCCCTCATCTTCGGAGCGGCTTTCCACAGTGCCCTTGAGTGCTTCTACAAGCGCAGCCCCCTCGACACCGTCGAAACCATCACCACCCTCGGCGGTCGCGCTATCCAGGCCGAATACGCCCTCCATCCACCCGGCCTCATCGACGACTACCGCACGGCTGATTTCTGCTTCGCCACCTACTGCCAATACGTTGCACAGTATTTCAACGAAACTATCACCCCTTACGTCCACGAGGGCAAGCCACTGGTTGAGTTTACCTTTGTGATGCCTGTTGGAATGACGGAGGTTCCTGCTGACGTGTTTGAGAAATGGGGTTACGGCAAGCTAACTAATGACCCTGAACGTGAGCGTGCTAACTCGCTAGGCGCTCAACTGTTAGGCAGCATCCCCTGCCGCATCGAATGGTCTGGCATCATCGACGCACTCATGCTAATGTCCGACGGAGAAACCCTCCGCGTTTGCGACCACAAAACCTCTTCCATTTCCACCAGCGCACTCTTCGACTCCTACAACGTCTCCATGCAGCCCATCGGTTACGTCACCGCGATGCGAGCTGCCTTCCCAGACCTTACCATCAAAGGCTTTCTCCTCAACTCAGTCATCTGCCGCAAACCCACCAAAACCGGAACCTCTTATGAGTCATACCGCCGCCCCTACGACTACACCACCGAGCAATGCGACGAGTGGAAGTCAGACCTCTTGGCACTCATCGGTGAACTCCTTCACAACCTCTCATCAAAGAACTTCCCCAAGAAAACCAATTGGTGCGCGGGAAAATACGGAGCCTGCCCCTATCTCGACGTATGTTCCGCACCGGCTAGCCAAAGAGCTATGATCCTGAACACGGGAATGTTTGCAGATAACACTTGGAAACCTGGGACATGAGCATCTTTATGAAAACCGAATCTGGGGCAACATCAATAGGCTCACCAGGCAGTTGTGCCCGCCTTGAAGAGGAAGCTGCACATGTAATCCGCTCCGATTACTACCAAGGGCTCCTCTTAACCGACGAAGGAAAAGAGCTACTCACTCGCTTCGCCAAAACCGTTGGCTCTGATTTCACCAAAATGTCCAACTTAGACGCCTCCAACTGGATTGAGACTGAACAGAAAGCCCTGTTCTCTTTCCTTGCTGGTGTTCGTTATATGTATCACAAGATTGAAACTGACCGACAGCGCGCGTTAGTCTCACAAGTCCTTGGCGCATGATCACCTCCCTCCTTCCCACCATCGCCTTCGCCACAACCCGTCGCGGCACTGAAGAAAAACCTCTCTACCAGCACACCGCAATCCTCTGCCAACAACACGCCGAAGGCTCCCTCTCTCCCACCCCAAACAAACCCGCACTTTCCCGCGCTATCTACAACCGCGTATATGGACCCATCCAAGACGAAGTTGCCAAAATCGTCGGCCTCATCGACGCCAATCCCGCTGCCGCAAAGCAGCGCCTCACCCTCCTCCACCGCGACTTAATCAACCACACTGTTCTATGAAATCCTCCGACTCCTTCACCATCTCTCTCCCCAACTCCATCCTCATTCTCGGTCGCCCCGGCAGCGGCAAAACCACCCTCGCCCTCCAGTTCCCCAAGCCCTTCGTCTTGGACTGCGACCAGAACATGAAAGGCCCAGCTCGTTATCTCGCCGCCAAATTCGGCAAGCTCCCTTCGTTCAAATACGACTCTCCACTCACCGACAAAACCGGCGCTCCCACCTCCCGGCAAACCCGCATGAATCGCGTGCAGGAACTCCTTAACGAAGCCATCGCGGACCCCGAGATCGAAACCATCATCATCGATTCCCTCACCACCCTCATCGACTTCGTCTTTGACAAAATCCGCGCCACCGCCACTGGCACTAACGCGCCTAAATTCGGCGATGGTGTCAAAACCCAAGACGAACCACTACGCATTCAAGACTGGGGCGTCTTCGCCTCCATCATGAAGCAACTCATCTTCGGCCTCAAAGCCTCTGGCAAGCGCGTTGTCTTCATCGGCCACATCACCCACGACAAAGACGAAGTCACCAAAATGATACTCAACTTCATCGCCTGCCCAGGCCAAGTCGGTGACATCATCTCAGGTCTTTTCGAGGAGGTCTGGCAAACCGAGGTCAAATCTACCGGCGCAGACGCTTCCCTCAAAGCTGACTACAAAGTCCGCACCGTCGGCGACGCCCGTTCCGAAGCCCTTGGTCTTAAATCCGCAGGTGGGATTGGAGCTTACATCTCCGCCGACGCTCCTGCAATTATCGCGAAACTTCTTTCCTCTCCTGTGAAATGAAACGCACCGCCCTTCTCACCTTCGACATCTCCGAATCCTCTGACATCAAACTCTTCGCCGACGAAGCCCTTTCCATCCTCCAAGACGAAGGTATGCCAGCCATCACCTGCGTTCCTTGGGGCCAAGCCTCCCTCGACACTCCCGAAGAGTTCCTCGGTCAAAGCCCTTTACCGATAGCACCAACACCGCCTGCACCAGACGCGTTCAGTTCTCTAGCCCCAAGCGATCCTTGGCTTCCTGGCTAACCAGTTTCTCGCCACAAGTGTGGCTTTGAAAACCAAACAACAAAACAAACAAGCAAACCAAACTAACCTATATGTCCGACATCCTCCCTCTCGACCTCGACTTCTCCGGAGCCGACCTGTCCATGCCACTGATCGCCCCAGGTAATCACCTTGTGCAGATCCACTCCGCAGAGCTGGTCAAATCCAAAAACACACCCGACTCCTGGAACCTCAAACTCGTCTGCAAGACCGTGGACGAAACTGAAGACCCCGATGGCAAAAAGGTCGCCCCCGGCTTCCAGCTCATCACCTACCTCCAGGTCCCAGTCCCTGGCACCGAATACGGCGAAGGTCCAAACAAGGACATGTTCATCAAGAAACTGACCTTGTTCCAAGTGGCTGTCGCTGGCCTCGTCGCTAAAGGTGACACTGCCCCGGAAGTTCCCCGCTTCAACAACGTTTACATCGCGGAACTCCCCACGAAATACGTTATCGCTGTCACTAACAACAACGCTCCGAAGAAGAAAGAAGGCGAAAGCGGTGACGAGTTCGGCATTCGTTCCCAGATCGCCGGCTTCAAAGCTAACCTCCCAAGCGAGTAAACCCAAACGCGCTGGCAGACCGCTTAAAGTCTGCTACCTTTTATTATGGCAAAACGAAAAACACAGAAACCACAAGTAGCCGGTTGCGATCCCGAGGCTAGACCTCGCCGCTCTATCCCAGTCGAAGAAGTCAACCGCATCGTCGAGCATGCTGTGCGCGAGGTTAAATCTCAGCGCACCATCTATGACGATCGCCTCGCTCTCCTCGACTGTCTAAATCACAACGAGCAACAAATCAACGACTACGAAGACTTGTTGCACCGCACCAAACTGCGCAACAAAGAGCTACGTCTTGACCTCGCCCAAGTCAACCTGGCCATCACGCGCCAGATGGAACTTGATGGTGAATAACCGCTAGCCGGTGTTAAAGAAGCCTCTGGCACGAGGGCGTAATTCTCGTGCCACCCATCCCTTTCCTTTCTTCCCATGATCGCCCGCCTTCAAAACATTGGTTACACACCCATCTCAAGTATCACCGTCGGAGAACGTCTGCGCCGCCGTGACGCTAAATTCCAGCAAGCCGTGGAGGAGAAGATGCAATCCCTCCAAGAGTTCGGCCCCTTCCAGCCACTCCTTATTGACGAAGACAACAATCTCATCGACGGCGGGACGCGTCTTGAAGCCTACATCCAGCTCGGCGAAACTGACGTCCCCACCGTAGTTGCCATCGGCATCGACGCGGCCAAGAAAATGGTCATGGAGATTGAAGCCAATGAGCAACGCAACGCGCTTACCTGGCAGGAAAAAGCTGTCGGCATCTACAAAATTCACACCGCCGAGTCCGCCAAGTATGAAGACTGGGGCACACGAGCCACCGGCAGCCTGTTCAAAATCTCCCACGCCAGCGTTGCGCAGGCTCTTCTCTTTGCTAAGGAACTCATCCGTGGTGACAAAGAACTCTGGGAATGCGACACCGCTATGGCGGGACGTGACCTTCTTCTCAAGCGCCGCGAAGCAGCCATCACCGCCTCTATTGCGCAGACCCAAAAGAATGTCTTCCAAGTCCCTGTGGCGGAGAAAAAACCCACCCACTCTCCCGGCATCCTCAACATCACCCTCGGCACGCCCGGCACAGCTCCCGCGCCAGTCACCGAAAAGAAAAAGGACCACCTCCCATCCAACGTCATCACCCGCATCCCCATCTCCACGATGATTTTCCACGCGGACTGTCATGAGTTCATGGAGAACCAACTGAAACCCTTTTCCATAGACCACATCGTCACTGACCCACCTTACGCCATTGACATGGCTAACCTCGAAGGCATTCAAAACCTGGATTCCACCGCTGGCGAGCACGAGGTCGAAGAGAACCTCGAACAGCTCCCCCGCTTTATCGAGAACTCTTACCGTGTTCTCAAAGCTGATGGCTTTCTTGTTTTCTTCTGCGCCTTCCAGCACTGGGAGAAGATGCGTGACTGGGGCAACGCGGCGGGTTTCAAAGTCCAAGACTGGCCCCTCATCTGGGCAAAACCCAACGGCTGCAAGAACAACGCACCTCATGCGAACTGGACAAAATCCATTGAACCTGTCATGGTCATGCGCAAGGGCAAGGCCAACCTTCGCACACCGATGACAAAGTGTCACATGGAATGCGACGCCACAACGGATCGCATGTGCCAGTCCCACCCGTTTGCCAAGCCTCACGAATGGCTCTCAGAAATGATCTGGAAACCCCTTGTCTCCCCAGGGACAACCATCTACGATCCTTACATGGGAGGCGGTTCGATTCTCCGCAGTGCTATCTTAAAAGGCGCGCGGGTCATCGGCACGGAGAAGAAAGAGCACCATTATGTGCAGGCTCTTGAAAGTATCAAGAAAGTCTTCACGCAGGTGCAAGGGAAACATGTTGAATTTTCTTGACTATGAACACCATTGAAGTAATCACTGCCTACGAAGTCGAGGGTGGCTGCGGGAACAGTTTCCCCGCCATACGCCTCACCGACTTCCTCGACTGGAGCAATCGTGTTGAGACTGAGATTCGTGAGCTTAAAGAAAAGCTCACGCAAGCACAAACACCCATCTGCATTGGTAGCCCTATCATTGAAATCCTCGCAACTGAGGGAATCTGGACCTCTATGAACGGTAACTCTGTCATCGCCGCTGATGACCTATTCCACAACAGCCCATACGCAAAATGATCTACCTCGCCTCACCATACTCCCACCCCGACCCCGCCATTCAAGAAGAAAGGTATCAGAAAGCCCTGCACGCAGTTTATTACTACGCACAAAACGGGCTAACGGTCTATTCTCCTATCGTTCACTGGCACCACGTCGCGGCAGTCTTCGGCCTTCCTAAAGACGCTGCTTTTTGGGAAGCTCAAAACCTGGCCATGCTCGAACGCGCTAGTCAATTTATTGTGCTTAACATAAGCGGCTGGAAAGAATCCAAAGGTGTGACGCAAGAGCTCACCTGGGCTGAGGATTTAAACATCCCGGTCTCTTTTACCGATCCCGAAGAAAGAAAGCCACTATGATCCCCACCGAATTCCCATCCATCCCTTCCGAGCATCGCCTCGCCATTGTCGGTGACTTTCCTCGTTCCCATGAGACTTCCGCTAAGCGTCCGTTCGCCGGACCAAATCTCATGTATCTTGAAAAGGCACTTTCCCGCGCGGGCATAATGCGGGCGAATTGTCTCGTCACAAACATCTGCCGATCCCAACCTCCCACCTCCTATGGAAACTCTTCCTTCTTCATGTTCGACGGACCCGACATCCAAGAAGGTCTCGCCCAGCTTCGTAGTGATTTTGCGCAATTCCAGCCAAACTGCGTTCTTCTACTCGGCGATCTGGCGCTTAAAGCCGCCGGAGTTCATCACTCGCTTGACGCGTTCCGTGGTTCAATCTTTAGTGGCTTCAACGACAGACACAAATGCGTAGCCACCTTCCATCCCACGCGCCTGTTCCAAACTTATGACGACATGCCGTTTTTCCTGCACGATCTTAACCGCGCTGTGGCTCAAAGTAAGTTCCCTGAACTGCGTCTGCCGAAGAGAAAGCTTGAAATTAACCTACAACCGAATGAAATTATCGCGCGGTTGGTGGCCATACTGCAAGATAAACCTCTTGTCTCTCTCGACATCGAGGGGGGAATTCCCAACGAGCGTGCAGCCAAAGTCGAATACAAGCACCGCAACGGAATCACATGTTGTTCGGTTTCTACCGACCCATCAAGCGCCTTCATTATCCCTTTTGAAATCTATGACGTGGTTACTCTCCAACGCATCCTCATCCCCTTCTCCAAGCTCCTAGCCGACAAGTCCATCCCCAAAGTCCTCCAAAACGGCCTCTACGACTACACCGCTCTTGCCTGGCACTTCCGCTGCCCCATCAACAACATCGCCCACGACACAATGTTCTCTGGCTGGGAAATCTACCCAGAGCTTCCCAAAGGTCTCGGCACCCAAGCCTCCATCTGGACGGAAGAACCCTATTACAAATCTGAGCGCACAATCGACGACAAAGACACGCACTACCGCTACTGTTGCAAAGACGCCGCTGTCACCCTGGAAATCCATCAAGCCCACATGCGAGCGATGACACCCGAACAGCGTGCCCATTATGACTTCAACATGTCCATCATGGAACCGCTGCAATACATGTCCCTGCGCGGTTTTAACTACGACATTGACGCGTCCAACCACCGCCTTGCAGAACTCCGTGCGCAACAAGCGGAGCTTCAAGATGCCTGCAATCTCCACACACCATCCCCAGTCAACCTCAACTCCGCTCCACAGCTCATCAAAACCCTCTACCACGAGTTCGGCTTTGAGAAGCAATTCAAGAAAGAGGCTGGTCGCAAAACCACCACCCTCACCGCTGATAAAGGGGCTCTCCTCAAGCTCGTGGTATCTCAAGGTCAAAGAGCACATCCCTTTCTTATCAACCTGCTTTCCTGGAAAAAAGTTGAAGGCAAGGCCAAGCAACTTGACGTTTACCGCGACCCCGACGGTCGCATCCGTTGCTCTTACAATCCTGTCGGCGCTGACACTGGGCGGTTGTCCTGCGCACAATCCACAACCGGCTCCGGCACCAACCTCCAAACCATCTCCAAGGAAAACCGTAAGTTCTACATCGCCGACCCAGGTAAGGTCTTCTTCCAGTGTGACCTTGAAGGCGCTGACGGCTGGACGGTAGCCGCTCACTGCGCCGCTCTCGGTGATACCACCATGATCGACGACTATTACGCGAAGATCAAACCCGCCAAAGTGCTCGCTCTCATGCAGCTTCAGCGCGAAGGTAAGCTCCCAGATGTCAAAGTCCCCATCAACAAGCTCACGCGGCCTGAAATCAAAGCCCTCATCAAATCCACCAAGCTACCAGAAACCCTTTATGGCGTCTGCAAAGTCGTCCAACACGGCAGTAACTACGACATGCAGCCAAACAAGATGTCCGAGAACTTACTTGAAAAGAACTTCACGCACAGCGAAGAGTTCTCCATCATGTATGTTCCGCCTCAAGAATGCAAAATCATCCAAGCCCTTTACTTTGAACGCTACCACGGTGTTCACTCCTATCAAGATTATGTCAAACAACAGCTCAAAACTGGCAGATCGCTGTCCTGCGCGTCTGGTCATGTCAGAAAGTTCTTCGGCAGGCCGGATGATGGCACAACCATACGAACAGCACTCGCGCATGAACCGCAGGCAAACACGACCTACGTTACCAACCTCGCCATGCAACGCCTTTGGCAAGATCCTGAGAACCGTCGATCCGACAACTCCCTAATCATCGAACCCATCCACTCCGTCCACGACGCCCTTTGCGGACAATTCCCCATCGAACTCGCCGAATGGGCCTGCGCCAAAATCAAATCCTACTTCAACAATCCCGTCCGAGTAGCCAACGACACAATCGTAATCCCTTATGAAGGCGGTTACGGGCAGTCTTGGTATCACACTGGCGAGGACAACCGCCTTGGAGAAATTTAACCCACCCACATATGCCACACGCACCCATACCTCAGTTCTTTCCAGGAAACCTCTTGCTTCTAGAAAAAGCCAGTGTTCAGACCTTTCGCGAAAACGCGCAAGAAGTTCAGCTTCAAGTCAACTCAGACCTAACACTGATGCGAACCCTGCCCTTTCACATCTGGAGAACCAACGTAGCAGCTCGCTATGCCGCTGATCCCATCGTTATGGAACTGCTCAATCTACTAGACTCAATGCAGTCTGGCGTGCAAAACAAAATCCCAAGAAATATTTCTAGCTCTCTTACTTCCAGCTCTGAAGCAGAAGCGCAACCCTGGACCACCTTCTTCCAATGACCCCTCCTCCCCGCCCAAATCTCAAAGCCCAAGTCCTCGCCGATCTCGACTCAGACCGCGCCGTAATCCTCGAGTCCACCTACATCCCGCTTATCTGGGAATCCGAAGAACGCCTCGCTGACTGGTGCGAATCCTGGAATCTCCAATACAAAATCGCGGCAGGCTCCGTTCCTCGCGAACGCCACGGGATGAAACTCCCAATCTACTGGCTTGAGATCACCCGCCTCAACCTCCGCGAAGAGCTCTCCACACTCGAAGAGCCTGACTCCCTCGAAGAATCCTCACTAGAAAGGAGTGAACTCGAAGATGAAACCGATGCTAGCCTTTAAGGTGCAACAATATGGACACACTCTTTCCAACCCCTTCTACGTCCAACCCAAGCTCAACGGAGTCCGCGCTCTCTGCAACGGCCCAGGGTTCCAGTCCCGCGATGAGCACCTGTGGAACAACAAAGTCCTCGCTCATTTGCACGAACAAGTCCAACCGATCTTCCAGCGATATCCGAACTTTATTACTGATGGAGAACTCTATCTTCATGGACTATCTCTTCAAAAGATTAACCAAGCCGTTGCGGTTAACCGTCATGAACCTACCTCCGTCACTCCAACTATCGAATACCACATCTTCGACATCCTCGATTGCGAAAACGCCGCCAAGGATTTCTCCTATCGTGCCGAGCAACTCGAAGCTATCCAAGCTCTCATTTCCTATCACGGACTAACCCACATCAAAGTCGTCCCAACCCATCTTTGTGGGTCAATGGATTTGACGGAGCCGCTTTACAAGAGCTACCTCAAAGCGGGATACGAGGGCTTGATGTATCGCAGTCTTGGCTATATGTATGGCCTGAAAGAAAACTGCGGCAACAAAGAAAACAGGTGGAAATGCTTGCTCAAACGCAAAGAGCGCCCGGACAAGGAGTTCCGCATTGTCGACTTCACCCTTACCACAGGCAAAAAGGGCGAACCAGGCTTTCAAGTCACCTGTGAAATCGAAGGCACGGGACAGACTTTTAACGTCGGCTCTGGGCTTTCTGACGAAGACCTTGAGTTTTACAAAGAGGAAAGTCCTATCGGCCAGTGGGCTAAGGTGGGGTTTGATTCTTACTCAGACGACGGGATTCCGAAACAAGGAACAATACTTGCCATTCTTAGTTCATGAGAGCTTACACTGTTCACGCTTACACAACAGATTCTACTGAGGGTATTATTATAGACCATTCAGGAACAATACCAGATGCTGAGCTTCTCCAGCTCTGGATGCAGACACCCGAAGGTAGAGAGTCTTTAGGCTCATGCGAGCCAGAGCGCCTTTTTCTTTCAGAGCGCCCCATATTGATTATCCCATGAGCTTCCTCGCCGACTATTCCGAATACTCCTCCGGTAATGAGGCCCCACCTGAGTTCCATCTCTGGTCCGGTCTCTGCACTCTTGCTGCCTGCTGTGGTCCAAACCTTTGGATGGACATGGGCGGCGCAGGCAATATCCAGCCCAACCTCTATGTCTTACTTGTCGGACCCCCAGGAATCAAGAAATCCACCGCCAAAGATATCTCCCGTGATCTCTTACGCGCTATCGGAACAAACAAGCACAAGATACCGATCGCGCCAGATTCATCTAGCAAAGAAGCGTTTGTTGACTTCCTATCGAGAAAGGATTCGATTTGCAAAATGGTGTTTGATCATAACGGCAGCGCTCGTTATTACACTAAGTGTTGCCTTTGGTCTGACGAATTCGTTAACCTTGTTTCAGTCGGTGGAGACCCTATGGCGTGGATTCAGGTTTTGACGGAAATCTATCTCCCTAGGCCGAGTTTCAAAGCGGCAACGATTGCTCGTGGGCATGTGGAAATGCCGTATCCGTATATCAACTTGCTAGGTTGTATGACCACCGACATCACCAAAGCCCTCATCAACGACGGCTCCCTGAGCGGTGGCTTCTCCCGCCGGACAATTTACATCTACTCCAACAAAGACGGAGAGCCTGTCCCCATTCCAGTTTTCACACCAGAACAAAAACGAGCTAAAGAACGCTGTGTGCAACGCGGCCAGGAAATCCAGCGACTTTCCGGGTGCTTTCAATTTTCCGAGAAAGGCGAGGCTGCTTATCGTGACGCTTACATTAAAAACCACCACGCTAAACAAGAGGCTCCCTCTGCCGCGCTGGTAAACTTCATGCAGTCATACGGCAATTTCCTCATCAAAATCGCCATGCTCTTGCAGCTCTCCGAAAGCGACGAACTCGTGATTGGCGAGGATAAAATTCTTCACGCAAAAGCTCTCATCGACAGCGCACAAAGCCACGTTAACATGATCTTCGCGGGTGTCGGCAAAAACCCGCACGCCTCCACTATGGCAGGGATCAAAATCTTCATCGACCAAGTCTCTTCCCGTCCGCCTTATTTCGTTACTCTCAAGCGTGTTTACGCCCAGTTCCTCAACCAAGCCGAGCAAAAACAATTAGAGTCCATCTTAGTTCAGATGGACTCTATTGGGGATTTGATTCTCGTTACCGGGCGTGTGCCTGGTGCGGGGACGCTGAAAGGAGTGACGACACCGGCAGCGCATTCACAATTCCTGCAGTATCTTGCGGGACAGACTCAATAATATTATGTTTGACTTTCCACGATACATCATGACAGAAATACAAAGTAACCACATTCAGCTAACAGGTTGCTGTCCAAAACCTGAATGCCAACCAAAAGAGGGTCTTGGGCCCAAAATGGAAGAGCTACCAGGCAGCGAGGAAGCTAGATACTTACACTGCTCGAGGTGCCACAGTATGTGGGTGGTTAATAAAACAGCCCAGGCTGAGCCTCGAGTTCCATCTGTCTTTCCTTTGCTCTCCTCATACTAGCCGGTGACCGTTGTGCTCCAAGCTGCCGATAAATGCTCCGCATAATCTGCTCCTGTTCCACATTCCCCGCAGGCGGTGGTTGATACCCAATCGCCTGCGCAATATCGCTAATACTACCTGCCGTCTGCGCCGTGGCCTTCCCACGGATGTCAGACGGCATTTGTTCTTTCACCTTTTGCAAAGCGATTCTCTGGCGAAGGTTACCCATCATATCTTTCAACGCAACCTGACGACCGCGACCTTCGAGCCTTTGGTCGATCAAAAGATTAGCCTCGCGCATAAGGGTCTTCTGCGCAATCTCTGGACCGAGCATCAGGCTTTCTTCCACGCGTTTTGCGGCGAGTCGCATATCATTCTGCGCTGCTTCATTTGTCTTGCTGATAATCCTTTCCATCTCCTTGTTCTTAAACATCGCGCCAGACCTAAACCCAGCCATCGCCATAGGCAAATTCGCATCAGGGTTTTCCGCCTGGAACTCCTGACTCAAAGCCTCCGCCATGCGTTTAATCCCACCAGGACCACCTGCTTTAAACGCCGCACCAAGATCTTTTTCCTGCACCAGCGCTTTGCCCATTTTCCACATACTATTCACCATGCTCGCCGTCGGCCCAAGCACACTAGCCGCGCTGACTCCATCATACGCGTTCACACCCATAAAACCACCCAGTGCAAACCGGGAATGCAAGTCCGCCGGAATCCCAAGGCTCTCCGCCATAGAACTCATCACTCCATAGCTCAACGCCTGAGTGAGCAACGGGTCATCCGTCATCTCATTCAGCGCTTTCAAGCCGTTCCCTTTGATCTCGTCACCAGTCAAATCTTCCATCAGTGCAATCCCAGCTCCGATAAACGGAAAGCCCAGAATCCCAGCTGCTGCAAGTTGCCCGGAGATCATCGTTGCAAACGCAGTCCTTGCAGCCCTGCGATCACTTTGATCCAACTCAGGAAAGTTCACCTTGTCAAAACCGTGACGGTAGTAGCGAGCCAGGTCCGTGAACCTTCCCCGCACATAGCTCGACAATGCGTAAACCATATATCCCGCGCTGCCCAGCTTACCAAAGTAAACAGGCCGTTCAGTCCGACCACCAGAGTTATTCGCTGTCAATTCAAACAGCGCCGCACTCTTCACGGCTTCGTCGTGACTCAAACCCTTCTTCTTCGCAAGGCGGTAGCCTGTCAGCAAACCCACAAGATTGTTGTGCTGTGTGAAAACAGAATACAGACCCATCGCGGCATTTGAATACATATTCAAAGGCTTGGTCAAAATCTTTGACGGAGAAAGCATTTCGCGATCCTGGGCAATCCCGCGTAGAGTTTCCTGGTTCACACCGACTTGCTGGTAAACTTCTTGCAGCGGTTGTGTGAGGCTTCTTCTCCAGTTGACTTTAAGCATTGCAGCCTCATCCTTATCCGGCCAGTTTTCCCAAATCGCCGCGTCGTCGTGGTAGCCGATTTTGGACTTAAGCAGCTTAGCAATAACCCCAGCCGCAGACTTCTCCGCACCGACGGTGGTGCGAAGTGCTGTAAGCATCGAGTGACCTTGGTAAACCGCTTCATGAATATGCGTTTGCAGCGGTTGAAACAATTCCGCCAGATGCCCAGGAAGGTTAAACCCAATGTGCCAGACGGCATTTGCCTTGTTCACAATGCGCCAGAACTTAGGATCGCTTTCTTTGGCTTGCTTGTAAAATTCCATGAACTGTGTCTTCTCACGGAGTTGATCCTTGAGCTCTGGGTTGTTCATGTGGTACTTCAACTCTTCGCCCAGGGCGGTCATGTAGCCGACCTTGTGCGCAGCTTGTGTGTAGGTGAGATGCTGCTCGAGCATGTCGAGATGCTCAGGTCCACCGGAAATGCGACGTTTCACACCAGGAAGGTAAATGTCATTGCTTTTAGCTTCGCGAAGAACGTCCGCTAGGAATGAGCTTTCACCAAGAAGGGCGTCGCGATCAGCGGGGTCAATGTCCATTGAATCAATGAGATCCTTCAAGCGGCCCTCTTTTGATTCAAGTAGGTCAACAACTTTGGAATCAACAGTGAATTCGCTTTTATACTTCTTGTCAAAGTCTCGCGTGATTGGTTCACCCACAGCCTTCCAGCCTTTAGCCTCCAGCTCTTTCCTCATCGCCAAAGCCTCGGACCCTTTGTTAAAGTCCAGGACCTTGCTCTCACCGTTCGCATCAGTGTAGCGCTGAATGATTGGCTTAAACCTGCGAAGGCTTTGGAAGTTCGGGCTCTCAGCATAGTGTTTAGCTAAACCACCCAACGTCGCCTGCTTGTCTTGAATAATCTCAACAAGTTTTCGTGCCTCATTTGGATCAGTAAAACGAGCCATTGCTTCTTTCATCGCAACCTGATCACCTGCCTGCACCGCGTCAAACAGCTTCTCCGCCACGACACGCGCTTCCTTATGCCGTAGCACAGGCTCAGCGCCTTGGTCAAAGCTCTTCATCCTCGTGACAAGATTCACGGCAAACATACGAGCCTTGTTTGTCTCGTGTTCGACATTGTGCTTTTGCGTCAACCTTGTCGATTGCTCTTTCTGCATCAAGAACTGAGCCATCGCTTTTTGCTGGTCAGGATTATACATCTTAACCTCAGCGCGGTGCTCTGGCGACATTGCAAGCCAGTTAAAGCTCACAGTGCCGTCAGGGTTTTGCACGATCGCACTCACTTTAGAGTCCTGCGCTTCAAGGTTAATCCGCTTAGTCAAGTCATAAAGCGGTTTGCTGTTAGCCAGCTTGAACCAAGGTAACGATTTGTCTACAACAATATTATCCGTCGCACCCTTGTGCCCAAAGATCGGCGTCAGGCTCTCAGAAACTTGTTCAGTCACCGCGTTCCCAGAGTTCAACAGCTTAAATCCAGGCTCAATAAAACTCCGATAAGTCGCCATGAATCCACCTAGACCTTGCGTGGCGTTGTTGAAGAAATTCCCCAGCGTCTGCTTAACGCCCTCAACCGGATAAGGGCTCCGTGCGAACTGCACGTTTTCCATCTTGTTCATCAAGCTTGCGGGATTAACGTCCAGGAACTCCACCGCCTGCGCGGTCTGCCATTCAGCCTCGCGGAACTTCTGCCGAACAGAATCAACCATTTCTTTCACACGAAGAACCTGGCCCATTTTGTTCTTATCCCCACTAAGTTTCCAATACATCCTGGCGTGCTTCAACGCATCCTGCACACGGCGGATGGTGTTTTCAACAATAGTGCGAATCGGTTTTGGCAACAACAGCAACGCTTTAATCGGCTTGTTAGCCTGCGCGGCACTTGTCACCATCATCGCATGCGCGTTCGCCATCCACTCTTCTGGCTCGAGATTTCCCAACACATCCCGCACGCCGTCAAGATTCTTCATCTCTTTCGGCAGGTAGAGCTCCCGGATAATTTCTTCAACGTCCCTCAAAACTGCTGGGTCATTGCCTTTTACCCAGGCGATTGCTTCGTCAAACATTTGCTTGGTTTCTGGACCGTATTCTCCACGCATGGCTTTGCCAAAGGCTATGTGGCCCATTTCGTGGGCGAGGACGTAGCTCATGGCCTTGGTCTTGTTTGGACCCTGGAAGGCTTTAGTGGAGAAGAACGCTTGGGCGATGTCTTTGAAGGAGGCTCCGTAGACGGTTCCGCCCTCTGCCATTTGCACATCCCAGGGGCCTTTAACGCGTTCGACGCCACCACGGCGCTCAATAGACAGCTTAACGCGCTCAGCGGTAGCGCTTTTGTCCAGTGAAGACCAAGGCTTAGTGAGATCAAGTTCCTTGTCTGCAATGGTGAAGTCGTTGTTATTTTTATCTTTTCCGTTAAAAACGAAGCCCTTACCGTCAAACTCATTAATACCAATTAAGCGCGTCGGCAGTCCAGTATTTTTATTAATCGCTGTAACGGCATGCTTAAACCGTGTTCTGTCATCTTCTCGGAGATACTTATCGGCAAAGCCAGGAAACAGGTCAGTCGCTTTGGCGAACTGAGCACCTTCGCCAGTAGTTCCAGCCATACTTCCAAACCTGGCTTCCCCCGCAGCAAACATCTGCGTGATCCTGACAAAATCATCCACCGTCGCAGGAATTTCACCTTCCAGCACGCCAGCTTCTCTTGCCCAGGCGGTGGCGAATTCTTTAATTGGAAGTGGCTGGCCGGTTGTGAAGTGAATCGTCAACGGGTCAATGTCATTCGCCGCAAGTTGTGGAAAACCCTTTGCCTTCCATTCCTTCGCCAGTGCAAGGTTCTTTTCCCGCACTCCAAACGGCATGTTTGCAAACCTTGCTGCCGCGTCTGCTGGGCTAAGCTCAACGCCAACTTTCTTCGCAAGCGCGACCATGAAATCACGAGCAAGATTTTGATCCTGCGCCGTCTGACTAATTTCCGGAGTGTCTTCCTCATCAAGCTCGCGAGTGATTTCTTCCACAATCAGCTCCTGCATCGCTTCTTCGCGGGCAGGCTCGCTAGCTGTGTCAACCTCTTCAATCGCAGCTTCCATTTCAGCGATTGCGTCTGGGGTAATTTCTTCGTTGAGCGGAACAGTTTTAAGCTGGCTACTAGCTTCAACGCGTTCATCAAGAGTCTTCAGGCCTGCTTGGAACTTCAGCAGTTTTTGCGTGAGCGGAAGCGGAGCATGCTCAGTGGCAACCTTGCTCAGCCAATTCAAACCCTTAGCTCGGTTAGCTGGGTCGATCATTTGACTGGCGATAATAAAAAAGCGGTCGTCGTCGGTTGGTTTTAGAGCTTTTCCAGCGATCAGAATGCGTTCTTCCATCGTGGCATTCTTGTCTACAGTCGCTTTAGAAGCACCGACAGGACGACCACCTTTAGGCTTTTCTCTCGCCGGTGTATCAACTGCTTTTGCCGCAGCAACGCGTTCTTCCACGGCAGCTTTCAAAGGATCGGCTGCTTTTGCGGCAAGCTTTTCAGCTTCAAGCTTAGCCCAATTAGCGGCACGCTGTTCTGCTCTGCTCAAAGTAGCGACTTTGCGAGTAGCGTTAACGTTAGCCTCGCGAACAGTCTGACCTTCAGCCTTCGCTTCTTTAGCAGCCTTCTTCTGCGCCTTCACCACTTTCGGAAACTTCCCAGTCGCAAGCAGGCTCGCCGTGATCAGCTCATACCGGTCGTCGATCGAGCCTTCGAATTTCCCAGTCAACGCGTTGTTGTGTTCTTCCCACAACTTCGGAAACTCCGGCACAAAGTTCTCACCCTGCGCGATTTCCATATGTTTCATGCGGATGAGCTTAATCGCGTTGTCAGACAGCTTAGTGCCCAACGCTTGCTGGTATTGCTCAACCGTGCGTTGCTCCACAGGAGTGCTGAGCAGCGTGTCTGGCAGCTTCAAGTCTTCCTCAACAAGCCCCATGACAGAATCTAAGTTAGCGTCGCTTTTCGCAATACGACTCAAATTCCCACCCTTGACCTTGTTGATTTGCTTCAGCTTCTGCGCATATTCTTGCACGAGCGTCTTTGCTGGGTCAAAACCAATTACCGAGGGGTTCTGCATCAAGACCTTTGGATCAATGCCGGTCAGAACGTCAGGGAGCGCTGAGTTAACTTCACGAAGCTTACTCCAGGTGTTCTGGAAATTCTCCGCTTCAAGCTTAACCGCAGTGCGGTGACCTTCCATCGTTGCGGCGACTTCGTTGTTTTTGGAGATGAAACGGCCGATGTCCACACCAAGTTCAGCTTCTTTTTGAAACTTAGCGAGACTGTTGTCGATGGCTTCAAGAGACTCGCGTGTAACTTCGCCACGGGTTTTCTCCGCGTTGATTTGTGCCTGCGTTGGCTTGAGCGGAGCATCTGTTGGTTCCCACGCAAACCTAGTCTTCGTGAAGTTCGGAATATCCGCAGCCATGAACGGAATGTTCGAGGCGAGGTTGGCGAAGAGATAATCCTTGTTCAGCACCGCGTCTGGGCCTTGCTGAACGATGTCAAGCCCTGTAAAGCCGACGTTAGCAAGCGCTTCACCAGCCACGTAGCCAAGGGCTTTGTCACGGAAGGTATCGACGGTCTCACCGAGAACCTGCCTGGAAAGCCCAGTCGCAGCGTCAGTGACTGTGTGCGTAGCGGGAGCGAGGACATTCTTGCCCTGCATGAAGCCAGCTTTGTTCAAGAAAGACCCTGGAGTCGCAGCACTGCGAAGGACGGCTTTAGAACCGACTTCCGACAACTTACCACCAACATAAGGCGCAACACCGCCGATAATCGCGTCGCTCACATTGCCCGATTTACCGTAGGCGTCGAAAGCAGACAGGCCGGAAGTAAGCGCAAGGCCGGCCTTACCACCTACCACAGCGCCGGGAGGCCCAGCGGTGGCGAGACCAATAGCTCCACCAGCTACCATAGGAACAAAGTTAAGCACTTGTCGTGGGAGTTCTCTACCCGCCGCGCGACTAGCCTCCGGTGTCACACCAAACTGATCGCCCACCCAGCCAAATGCTTCCGCAGTCCAATCGTCAACTGGGCCACTTTGAATAGCCTCATCCACATTTGCGCTCCAGCCGCGGATCATGTTCTTCCACGCGGGAGAATCTGCAACTTCTTGGTAAGACGGATCGCCAGTTGCGCTCGCGCCGATTTTAGCAAAGTCAGCCAAGGAGCTCTCCTGCGGAAGGAGGCCCTTGGCTTTTGCAGCTTCGTGCTGGCGTTGGATTGTGAGAAAGTCGGGCATAAGCTTACATTACTGGAAATGAGAACGGTTCCTTACCGCGCTGGTGCGCAGGAGTAACTGGCGTTTGCGGTGCTAGACCATTAAGGAATTTCATCAGTTCTTCTTGCAAGTTGAGATACTGGCCCGGGGCATAAGGCGCGTTTGCTGTTGGATTGGGAATCGGCATCCCAGAATTAGTAAAATCAGGAAGCTGACCCATCAGCATATTTTGTTCCGCTGGCATAACGGCTGGCTGCTGCACTTGTGGCATAGGCTTAGCCGGAGCGCCACCAGCAAACAAAGAGTCAAATTCCTGGTTAGACGCGGCTGGCGTTGAAGCCACTCGTGGGGCTGTTGCAGGAGCCTGATTGATACCAGGACCATACTTCAACTCTTGCCTGTCCATCGCATCGTCCAAAAAGCTTCGCAGAGGAATCTTTTTACCCGTTATTGGATCGGTCGTCGTTGCCATAGGACGCGCTTCACCCGGTTGAAAGAAAGAGACACTCCCCGTTCCATACTTGGAACTTGGTGCGGCCACTGGCATTCCTTGTCGAGCCTTAGCCTCCGCCACAGCAGAACGGGCAGCTTCCTGCGCGTTGTTGCGAATTTGAGTCTGCTCAGTGTTGACGCGATTTTGCCGTGTAGCAACTTGCTCAGGTGAGTTGTTTTCATCCCACCATTTCATACCCTGGCCCATTTTACCAGGCTGGTCTGCGTTTGGATTCCTATACCCACGATTAGGCACAGGCATGGATTGGAACAGCTGAATCATATCCTTCGCAGACAAAATCCCAGCAGGAGCTTGACGCTTTTGCTGCCCTTGCCTACGCTCTTTACTGCGCTTGGTATTAACGCGAGCAACAACTTTCCCGCGCTTAGCCTGCTTAAGCCCGGCTTGAGATGCTTTGCCGACAGCGCCGGCGACAGAGGATGAAATAGAGTCAAAAGGAAACATTGGAAAGGTGGGTAAAGGTTATTGACCGAGCTGAGACATAAAGGCCTGGGCTTTTGCGCGTTCTTCAGCCATAGGATCAACAGGCTGCTGCATTTGCACTCCACGAAGCTGAATACCTTGTTGCGCAAGATACTGAAGCAGCGCAGTTGGATCTTGGAACCCTTCCGCGTTTTCAGTGCGGCTTAGAGCGGAGATGATGGCGTTCTGCTCTTGCTGCTTCAAAGCGGCCTGTTGTGCGGCAAACTGTTCGTCATACCGCTGCCCTTGCATCGCAAGCTGTTCTTGTTCAAGCCCAAAGTTGCGATCCTGGTTCGCCTGCTGTTGGACTTGCTGGTTTTGACTGAGCGCAAACTGCAAAATCTGCATCATTTGCGCCATTGGATCATAGGCGGGTTGCTGTCTTTGGGGAAACATAAAATTACCGGGTTAGAATATTGCCACTAAGGTCACGACGGCGTTGAACACCGCGGATTTTACTGCCCATTATTGGCTCTCCAAAAGAGTTCAAACGTAGTTCCTCTTGGTAAGGATTCCACGGGTTGGGCTGTTGTGGTTGCTGCTGCCCAGGGAATAGTGACTCCATCCAGCCAGGTTGCATTTGTGGCGGTGGCGTTTCTTGCATTTCTGGCTGAATAGCACCAAAAGGCTGCACGAAGTTGTTAGCCAACTGCTGGTTATCCGCATGGAAGGCATTAAGCCCGCCACCGCCAGCACTGCCCATCATGCGCTTGTTCTGCACGCCGAGGACTTTATTCCCCATGAAGGGTTGACCGAAAGAATTTAGCCGTTGGCCGTAAGAGTTAGTAGCCATAATTAAAGAGGTTCTAGAAATTGACTTGCGTCGGTTGAGTCTTCATCAGTTGCGATAAGCTGCGCAAGGGCACGCTCAACGTCTTTTGTTGGGGGCGGAAGGTTGCCTTCAACATTTCCGACAAACTTTTCGATCAGTTTGTTAGCCTCCACGATGCCCTGGAGCATAAGGTATTCTTCACCGTTTTCAGTGAACCAGTCATCGTCTGTGCTAGCGGTCCAGCTAGGCCACCAAAAGCACGCGTCCACGGTAAGGATTTGGTTTGAGGTAGGAACAGGGTGAAGAGAAACCTTTTGCCCGTTCAAAATTACATAAGTTTGACCCAAAAGGGGATCGTCATATCCAGTAGCCACAGTCCCTGGATAGCGTTCAATGCTTCTTGGACTCGAGTAGTCAAGAGAAGCCTGGGCTTTTACTTTGGTGTCTTTATCCGTAGCGCGGAGAATCGTGTCATTTCCATATTCCCCACCGGCGATACCATCACTTCCACGAAGATACCAGTTTTTAACCTTTCTCACTTTCTGCGTTCCAGCATCCCACCAAGTGATGCCAGACGTCCAGTTAGCGCCTGTGGCACCGACAGTGTAGTAGCCCCCTTTCAAACAGGCCGCAAAATCATGTTCTCGCTCCGCAGATTTGCGGGCGTTGTTAAGTGCGACAAGCAGCAGATCAACTTGATCCGCACCGGTGCCTTTTACAAACGAGGACGCTTCTTTGTGAAGATACGCCGCGATTAATGTTTTGAGTTGACCTATTTTCATGGGGGCTACTACAAGTTGTCAGCGATTAATAGCGACTTGCGCCACCTTTACCGTAAGACTTGCTCTTGCCGGTAAAGGATTTGCCAGTTTCATGACTCTTCTGCGTGCGCGGGTCTTCGCGGGCGTAGGGGTCGAGCATTTTCGTGTCTTTCACGTCCACCGCGCGGGGTGGATCACTTTCGTAGCCTTTGGATGGGAGTGCCATATTGGTTTTGTTTGGGTGTTAGAGTCCTTCGACGACCAGCCTGAAGGTTCCAGACACATCCGCCGGGTCGTCGCGGGTCGCATCTGTGGCTTGCGCCGGGTTGTAGAAGAACAACTTCGTGCCAGCGTAGCTCGGAGCGGTTGGAAGCGCGAGCGCGTCGTCACTTTTCTGAGCCATACTAGAGCGAAGAATCTTCTGAAAGCCAAGTTGATCAGCTGCGATGAAGTTTGTTGCTCCACCCTGGGAGGAGAGAACAATTTCAAGCTGCAGGGTTTTCAACGCAGGGGACGTGGTTGGGGACATGAATCCCTTAAGCACGGTCAATGTCGTTGCCGATTTTACGAATGCAGCCATATTAGAACGTCAGTGAAGTAACGCCCTCCACGTAGAGATGGTTTTCTGGGAACTTGCACTGAAGCCCGCCTTCACCAAGCCACTCATCGCGGCGGCAATCTTCATCAGGAAGCTGACGGTTAGCGAGAAGGGTGAGCTCACGGTCGGTGAGATCGCGCCACTCAAGGCAAGGAACGTCAACCACAAACGCACTTTGGTTGTGCTGAGTGCGGTTCCACATCGGATGGGTCTTAAGGACCAATTCACCCCAAGGGCTCGTCCAGCGAGTGATGCTCATGCCGTAGGAATCTTCTTTGGTCTGCAGATTGCGAGTCGTGATAGACTGCGCTTTGCAGTATTTCTGGAAGATGCTCATGAAGCCGTTGCCGCACTGCATGAGTTTTTCGCTCGCGCCGGGGAGTTGATCCATAAACGCGCGCTCCATGATAATCTCGAACTGCTCGATAGACATCGAACCGTTGATTTTGATGATGCGCTTGTCGTTGTTGGTTTCCCAGTTGACGGCGGTGAGGTCAATGCCGTTCGGGCGGTAGTCAAAAGCGCCACCGTTTGCTGTGTTGCCTTTTTCCCACTGTTCCAGGAACCACAGCAGACCGCCGGTGAAGCGGCGCGGGACTGTCTTGCCGCGCTGGTTGGTCACAGTATCCACCTTGCGCACGCCGAAGTAGAGTGCACCTTCCATAGCCTCGCAGATACGGAACATGTTCTGGCGGGCCATTGTTTTGTAGTGACCAGTTTCGTCCCATTCCATGCCAGCTTTGAGCGCAGTGCCGGTGCTGTCAAAAGCTTCGCGGAAGATCTGAGTGTAGTTCTCAGGTTCAATTGGAAGCTCAAGACCGCCAGAGCGGGAAGTATCGCCTTCGGGGGCTGCTTTGCCGATGAGGACGACGTCGATGCTTTGTGCGTCGGTGTCATTGCTCACGCTTGCCACGGAGACTAGAGCCATGACTTTCAGTCGTGTGGTGGAGCCACTGACGACTTCGGTCACGATGCCTTTGAGTTCGAGGTAAGCGCTAGCAGCCGCGTTTGGCACACGGCGGAGCCAGATCACATCGTCCACGCGGAAACGCTCATTCGAGGTAACGTAGACGTTGTAGACCGTATCGGCGGTCCAGGTGAACCCGGAGGCCGCGGCAGAAGCGTCGTTGGCTGCGTTGGCGAAAGGGCCAGCACCACCGCCACCAATAGCGCCGGAAGTAATTGTGGTCGAGGAAACCTGCGTTTGACGGCCTTCATACCAGTCGAACTTGGGTTTATCAGTTTCATTCTTGTCCATCAAGGACAGGAGGTAGAGGAGAGGCGTATTGCCCCACGGGTATTTCCAGGCGATCTGCCTGAGAGCACGAGCGGAGTAGCTGGACTCCAGATCGGCGGATGAGATGAGATTGAAGAGAGACATTGTGTTTGTTTGGGTTCGTTAACGTTAGCCTAAGAGATGCGCAAACGAAGCAGCTCCAGAACTTTGTGCGGGAGCCGGACTACCCGCCCCCTGCCTTGTTGTTCGGAACGACCCCGCCTGACGGTGTTGGTTCGGTGCCTTTGACTTGAGCGAAAAGTCGGGCATACTCTCGCGAATGATTTTTTTAGCCCTTTGTGCGACTGCTTTATAGACTTGCTCAGGGTTAAGGCCCTTGGCGCTAAAGCCTTCAGTAGAAAGTTCCTGCATCGCGCGGCCGACAGCACCGTTGAACTTTTTCAACGTTGGGTAGTGCTGTGTCAGGTTATTGCGGAAGGCAGCTTCTTTTTGTTCACGCTGTTGCTGTGCAAACTGCGCCTGCATTTCAAGCAGGGGAGCTAGTTGATGCTGCAAAAGGTGTTGCGTAGTCGTCATCGCGTAACGATACGTGCCGTCTTGCAGTTGCTGCAACGCGTCGGCCACTTGCTCTGGTGGCGTTTCAGGATTGCGGATAAGCGCAATCAGCTCAGCCTTAACCGTCGGACGGCCAAGACGCTGTTGGATTTCAGCCTCGGTGAGGGGTGTTTGACCTGGCTGCTGTCCCTGCTGCTGAACGCGAGCAGTAACTTCAGCAATCTGACGCACGAGGGCGTCTTGGTCAAGCTGGATGGGTTTAGGTTGACGAACGGGTTTCTTGGCCGCACCGCCAGCAGGCACCGCAGACTCCAAGTCATCGTCATCATCATCGTCATCATCGACAAACGAATCATCATCGTCGTCGTCATCGTCGCTGTTTCCAGCGTCGTCATCACTGCTCGCGGCAGCTGCTCCTGTACCACCAGAAGCAGTAAAGCGAGCAAATTCCCCTTCTTCTTCACAGAAGCCGAGGCGGTTCATTAAAGACCAGTTTATTTTCATGGTTTTAGTTTTTCTTGTGTTTCTTCGAGCTTAAGTTGCTCGTATTGTGCTTTCGCGTCTAGAATCTCATTGTCCAGCCACGAAAGTAAAACCTGGTATTCTTCTGCCACACCGAAGCAGCGCTCCCTCGCGAGAACGCCCTCCATAGTCGTGGGAGTTAAGAACACACTCTGCATAATTCCAGCGTGTTGAGTCTTGATGTAACTCAAAAGCTCTCCGTAAATAGGATTTACCGACAGCTCTTCAAGTGCGGTTATACGACGCGCAAAGTCTTTGCTGTTTGGCGGGTCGATAAGGGCTTCGTCGGTCATGGGAGAACGGGTGTGAGGTTAGGATCGACGGGTGGGATGGGTGGAAGGCCCGGAGCAGGAAGCCCAGGCTGAGCTTTCACCTTGAAGCGAGAAAGGTTTTTAACTCCTCGGAGCGCATAAATCTCATTAAGCATCGCGGGAAGGTCGAGTTGCATACTGGCTGCAACTTCCGGGTTAGAAACAAGGCCGAGGAAGAGCTCTTGAAGGGACTGGGCCACGTAGTTACGCTCGGATTCAATGGTCGCGTCGTAAGTGAAGAAGTCCTCGGAGGAGTAGAGCTCGTAAGGGGAGGCTGGGTGGAAGAGGTCGTAGTATTGCTCGGCTTTAGCCGCGCCGACAATCTTGGAGAATGTCTTAAATGACATGTCCTGACGGCAGGAAAGGAGAAGCTTACGACCGAGGGAGGCGAGGCCTCCATACCAGCAAGAGGCTCCAATGAGCTTCATTCGTGCGGAAGCACCTGCATTCGCTGTGCGGTTCTCTGTGGCGGAGCGGCGACCGGGGGCAAAGGCTCCCATGGAGTTTTCGTTCACTCCGGAAACCATGTAGAGGATGCGGATTAGCGCCTCGGAATCGTTGAAGTGAGAAGCGGTAGGGTCTGTTGTGCGAAGCTGCTCGATGAAGCGCGAGGTGCCCATGCGCGGGGCGGACTTTTTGAGGAGGATGAACGGACTGTTTGTGTTCAGCGTGGACATATCCACGTGCTGTTGGTCAACAACAAGGCGGCCGTCAATGTTGCGACGGACCGAGGCGACACGAGCGTTGATGAGCCAGGTGATGACTTCCTGAATAGGATCAATGAGCTTAGAGAGAGAGTCAGAAAGATCAGCGTGCTGGTCAGGAAGGAGCTGGAGGATGTCGTATTGAAACTCGTTTGTCGGAGAATTCAACGGTTGAAGGCCGATAATGCGACTGTCGTTGGCTATTGTAACGACCCAGATCTCTTCATCGTCCGAATCTCCAAGCCCGTGCTCGGAAGGGGTAAGGCGGTATTGAACAGACGTGCGAGCAACCATGCGATCGCCTTTGGGTTTCTTGCCGATGTAGTTGGCGGGCTCGACGCCTTCGAGGCGGTTGTTAGCGTTACCGCCACGAGCGGTCCAGAGCTCACGGTCAAACTCTTTGATGTGCTTTGTGCCAGCGAGGAAACCCTGCTTGTCCAGACGTTTGAGGTCTTTCAAGTTTACCGACTGCTCATCTGCGGCAAAGCGCCCTTCTTTCCAGCGAGGAAGTGGGACGCGAGTGTCATAGAAGAAGTGATAAGGCGAGATGTTCTCGATCTTACAGCCTTCTTTGAGAATGACCTCTTCCTCCTCGACTTCAGGTTCCTGCGGAATGGTTAGGTCTGTGGGGTCGAAGAGGAAGGAGACGTCTTGCTCTGGTGGAGTTGTAGTGACAAAAACAGACTCATATTCCCAGCTGGTTTTGAGAACACCCAGGGAAAAGCGCACCATGTCGAGCAGGGCTTCGACTAGTCGCATGTGGTAGTTTGTCTGACGGACTTCGCGATCAACGACAGCCTGGGCGACTTCACGGATGGGGAAATCTTCGTCTCCGGTGGCAGAAAGCTCGAAAACACTGTCTTTCGACGTGAGAGAGATAAAAAGGAAGGTGACCAGCGTGTTGCATTGAGCGTAAGTAAGAGGCACCACCATCTTAGCGGGTTCTCCCTTTTGCTTAGCACGAGCATCGGAAGCGTCGACGTGCTTCTTACGCTTGTAGGTTTCCAGGCTTTTGTCCCAAGCGGGGTAATTTGCAGCAATAAAAGTGCGCGAGTTATTCACCGCATCCACAACTTCCTCAAGAAGCTCTTGGATGTTATCTGGATGCTCCTCTTGTTCGAGCATTTCGATGATTTCAGGTGTCATTGGGAAAAGGAGTTTAAGTCGCCGTCACTAAACGGGGTAAGGTCAAGCTCGCGGTCAGAGGCTTTTGAAGGTTTCTCGCTAAGCGGCTCGCTCTCAGGTGAAACCCAATGCAAGCCATGCGAGACCGCCCGGTAGAAACATTCCATCATGTGATCGTCTTTGTCAACCGGCTTTTCTTTTTCTTTCTGCCAGGTGTAAAGGAAGAACTCTCGGATGGTTTCGCTGCACGAAGAGCAAAAGCGCACTAAGCCAAGGGTTACCTCGCGCCCGTTGATGACATATGCCCGGGTGGCTTCGAGCGCCTGGCGGGCTTTAATGATCCCGGTTTTCAACTCCTTAGTCGCGCGCTGCACAGGAATGCCATACTCCCAAAAAATATCCGCCAGGCATCGACCATCCACCGGATTCGCGATGAAGGCGCTCGGGTCGATCACACAAAGGTAAGGAGTTCTCCCACCCAGAGTTTCCAGAATCGCTTCGCAGAACGTGTTAATAAGGCAGTCCGCAAAAATCTCCGCCCAACAAAACATCTCGCCCGTCGGCGCGGTGGCCCAGAACTGCACTGTTTGCTCAGTCCTCACATGCGTGTCGATCACAACGCGGATGGTGTAGTCCTCCGGCGGCGCGTCAAAATCCTTCCAACCAACCGGAAGGTCGCTATAAACATGCCTCTCCATTTCAAAGTTTGGATAAACCAACCCAGCTGACGCCTTTGGAATCCCGTGAATTCGAGACTGACGTTCTTTAGGGTCCAGACTGTTCGCGAAGGTGTCAATGTTTTCCTTCGTCAGCGTCTGGTTGTCATACGTCGAACCGGTCATGATCCACCTTTCAGGGTAGTCGTCATGCACCTGGCCGAGCTCAAAACTCTTCCGCATCTTGCTGGGCGGAAGGAAATATTCATTAATCCACTGTTCTGTAATCGGCGTGCAAGTGAACCAGGCACTGCCACCCGTGTCGATCAACCCACGACTAGCCGCAATCCACATATCCTTCGGGATAGGCTCATCAACATGAATCCAGTCCCATTGGCTGGACTCCTGACTCAAAGGGTTGTGCTTGAAACTCGCCACCGTGTCGATGTAAATCAAACTCGTTCCGCCCCAGATGCTCTTCACCGGCACGCAATCAATTTCACCACTCTGATTCTTCTTCGGTGTCATCAAACGATCCACAGGAATCCACTGCATCAGCTTCCCCTTTTGTCCCTCTTCCACACAAGTGAACACCTCCCTCGCCTTGTCCCAGTCTGCGACAAGAATCAACCCTTTCGTCGGGCGCTGCGGAATTCCCTTGCGCCGGTCGGGATCACTTTCATCCATCCAAGGGCGCTCGCCAATAGCAAAAGCCGCGTCCTCCGCACTGCCACACGTCGACTTTCCAAAGCGGTTCCCAGTCCGCAAATAGCGCCTCTTCTTATCCCCGTTCCTGTGAAAAATCTCCTGCTTCTCGTGCGGCTTATACATAAACAAGGCATAGTCACGCTGAAGCTTTTCGAGCTTGCGTAGCGCTTCCAGTTCTTGCTGCTGCCGTGGGTCAAACATATTTACGGAGGTTACTCGGCGTAGACTAGGCGATTTGAGGGGATGGCGGGGATTTTGCTGAGGTAGCCAGAGGTAGAGACGGCGAAGTAGAAACCCCATTGCTCACCGTTGTGGCGTTTGAGAGGTGTGGCAGAGAGTTCGTCTGTGGAGGCGATAGTGGCTGCGGTCATGGTGGCCATGCCTTGGGCGATGGTGATTGTCGTTGGTAGGGTGGCGATACCACTGCCTGAGGATAAGGCTGGCACTGTGGAAGCACCATTTTGGTAAGAGTAAAAGGTGTTAGTGAGCCGATGTGTGTTTCTCCAGGTGCCCATAGCGTAGGCGGCAGAGACTATGGCTTGCGGGTCGAAGGAGAGGACTTGCGCGGTGATGCCGGTATAGTCGGTTATGGCTGCGGCGTTTGCGGCAGAGGTTGTCCAGACGCCCGCAGAGGAGAATGTGCTAGCGACGAGTTCTAGGACTGTGGTGCTACGGACTGCGTGGACAATGCATGGGCCAGCAAAACCAGCGCAGCGAAGAACCATACCTGGGAAGACCCCAGCGGTGCTTGTGCAGGTGACGCGGGCTTCACTTGTAACAGTCGCAACACCAGCAAGGGTTACCGGAGCGAGAAGCCCAGGAACTGTGCAGACAAGCTGCCCAAATTCATTGTATTCTTTAAGAGAGGCCATAGTTAGATTTCTAGAGGTTTGAACGGATTTGGAGGAATGACGAGATGGCGACGGTAAAAGAAACCGCCGTCACGTTCGGCTACTTCGAGCTTGCGGAAGTGAGGTGCCCAGCCCGGCATGTTAGTGGCGGGGTAGATAGAGCCGAGTTCCCATTTGACTTCTCTCGCGTTAGGTGTGCCGAAGTCTTCGACTAGAGAAGAGCTGAGAATTAGTTCAGGAATTTTGACCTCATCGTGGAGGCAGTCGATGGAATTTTGCATTCCTAGCGTGGAATACTTAACAGTCGTTGGGCGGGGTTCGGTGGCAACGAGGCCTGGGATAGGGCGGTAGGAAAAGAACTCTTCAACGATGTGCTGGGTGTTGAAGTCTCCACCAGGGATAAGGATATAACGGTCGAAGTAGCGTGTGCCTGTGACAGTGTTGGTGTTTGTAGTGCCACCGGAGTCAGTGCCCGCTTCACTCTGCAAAGGCACAGTGGCTTGCAAGGCGTAGAGAGAGACAAGCCAGTTAGGCCACCAAGTGACTTCGTTTATTGTAGACGGTTCTTTAACTGGAGTGATTTCTTGCTCTTCTGTCTTGGCTTTAAGGAAGATAAAGCGGAGGTTGTTCCCTTCTTTTCCGATTTGCTCACGGTAGATATAATCTCCGTAGCCCATGTCGATAGCATCGCCTTTGGGAATGTCCAAGGCGGACATGAAGTTAGTCAACGTCGTCCCAGCGGTGAGAACAAGCTCTTCACGGATGTGCTGCTCGCGGACATGAAGGATGAGTCCGCGTTCGTTTACAGTGCCTACAATCGGGAAGAGGGAGTAATGGACTTTTTCGCTGGAAGCCATAGGAGTTAAAGGGATTTGAAATGTGGCCGACCACCTAGACGGACGCCAAGCCAGCGAAGGTAGGCACGAATAGGAGAAACGCCCTTGGCTCGGAGGAATTCGTGATAGATGGCATCGGCCTGAAGACGAGTCACGGGAAAGGTCCCGCCTGGATTGGTGTAGGAGCCGTGGATGTAAAGCCAGTCGTGGATGCAAGCCGCTCGTTTGCTCTCACCAACAGGGCGCGTGAGAGAGAAAAGAAACGACGGGATGCTTTCTTCAAACTCAAACCCGGCGGGAATGTGGATGAAGGTGTTGAGAACAGCAGAGAAGACTCGAAGCTCGTCGAGGAGGCGGAGCTTTTGAGTCTCGTTGCCTTCGGTGATGTCTTGGAAACGCGGGTCAGTGAGAAAAGCGGCTTCGAGTCTGGAGCTCATGGGAGTTTTATTGTGTTGCTTGTGCGTGCATGGCGTCGCGGAGCCAGAAGGCACCGGCGCAAAGCCAGCCTTCGCGAGCAAATTCTTCCATCACTTCGATTGGCATGGTAGCGCGGACAGGCCAGGCGACGTGGTTGCCATTATCGTCAGGGTTAAGGTCGACGGCAATACCTCGCGCATGAGTGCTTGGTGTGCTACTGCCACGCATAGGGCGATTGTTGAAGCAACCGGCGTAGTGTTCCAGAATTCTTTTATGCGGTCCTTTGGAAATGGCAGTGAAAATGCGTTTTAGACTGGCTGCGACTTTGTGGTGGCAACGGATTTTTTTCACGGGTTTTCCGTCGTAGAGAATGCCAAGCCCTTCTACATCAATGGTGATGAGCTTTGTTTCATCTCCAACGCTGCCATAGAAGGCTTGTAGGCTTGCCTGGTCGCTTGTAGGCCACGGGTTTGGCTTAGGCATAAGCGAGCGCAGGTAGGCCTGGCAAGCCGTGATGCTTTTTGGACCCCAGAAGCCATCAGCTTCAAGAGGAAAACCGGCAGCACTGATGCGACGCTGCATTGATTGAATTTCGGATTGGTTCATGGCTTTTTGTTAGCGAGGATTACCATTGTCCAGACGAGGCAAATGCAACCAACGACAATCCAGCCGAGGGGTTCTTTGAACGTGAGTTCACTTAATAGGAGAAAGTTCATTGGGGTGGTCGAGTTTACCGAAAATGTCCTCGGTTTTGGTTGCGGTGCTACTTACGGCGAGTTTGCCATAGATGCGAGAGAGCTCCTCTCGGAGGGTTTTAATCTCCGCACGGGTTTCCTCGCGGTTTTCCTTTACGTCCTCGTGAAGTTCCTTGACAGAGTTGAGAAGAACTGACTGCACTTCAACGCGAGTGGAAAGCGCTTGGACTGTTGTGTTGAGCTGTTCAAGCTTTCCTGGGAGAGGCTGCACAGTTGCCCACCAGGAACCTATGCAAGCGATGCCAAGGATGAGCTGCCACGGGGTGACACCGAGGGTTTGGAGTGGTTTTTGCAAGGAATTGCTCATTGGCTAGTCCGTGGTTTTAAAGATTTCATCTGCGCGTGCGCTTGTGATAATACCTCGCTGAACTAGCAAAGCTTTTGCCAACGCCACGGCAGGCTCGTTAGAACGAATACGCTCCGCCATGGAAAATTCCGCGTAAAAAAGCTTCAAGTCGTCGTCGGTGGAACTAAGCCAAGCTAATTTTTCAGCCCTGGTCAGTTTGCGAAAAAGCGACAGTGGTGTTTTTGAGATGGGGTCCATAGGTTAGTAGAATGCGTTGCCGCCTTTATCATTAGTAACGAAGAATGAGCCACTGTCATAGGAGCATCGCCCAGCGCTGATATAAGCGCTGCTGTTGGTTGCTCCGCGGATATCGCAGTTGTCAAATGAGAGCGTGCCGTCTGATACGGTTCCACCGGCCGCGACGCCTTGCGCAACACTGTAGTTCAAACTGCGGCAATCAAGGCCACGAATGACAATCGTGCCGCCATTACCTGGCATCATAGATAAGACCCCACTCGTTGCGCTCGACACCGATCCGCCATTGGAGAAGAGCGAGACTAGCTTGGCGTTACCAAATAGGGTGATGTCACCGCCGTCTCCGCAGGTGTATGCCTGTTCGTCGTTTTCGCTCACATTAGCGCCACTTGCATTGATGACAAGCGAAAGGTTATCAACCTGCGTGCTGATGTTGTATCCCTTGGTGCCGTTCTGATTCGATTCTGTTACGCGTGAGCCCTCAATGGTCAGCGTGGTTAGGTTGACACCACAACCCGCGATCCTCGCGCAGAATTCGAGACCAGCCTCGCTCACCGCCGGGGAATAGCTATGGTTTCCCACCCCGAGTTCCATCGCGAATGCCGTAGCAGTGGCTCGACCAGCTGCATAACCAGCAGCGAAGGTTTGGTAGGGCTTCGATGGATCGCCAATGACAGCTGTGTTATCATCACCGTTGACACTATCAACAAAAACCACCTTTGGTTGAAGCGGACTAGCACCAGTGCCGCCTCCGCTACTTGCTGCTGGCTGGGAGATGGTAAACACGATTAAAACCTCCCGACGTTAAGGTTTACTGCACCACCAGAGTTTTGCCTGACCAACCATTTAGCAGCAGCCAAAGCCGGCGTATCAGCCAGAAGTGTCGTGGGCTGTGTTGAGCTTACGGCGGGGGCAAGGAAAAGATCCGCGCCGATCGTTACAGCGTCCAACTCGTCACTGTGACCAGGCACAGCTTTCAGAGAAAACCCAACCGTTGTGTTGAAATTCTGAATCCACACCGCCTTGGCGGGAGTCTTTGATGTGTCACCGGCCAAAAGAACCGTGACGGTGTTGTTTGGAATAGATACTGTCGCCATAAAGTTTGTTTATTTTGTTGCTGCCTGCCCTGAAAACCCAAGCATCTTCTTCAACCTCTCCGCTTCGCCTTTCGGGTCTTCAGTGATTTTGCCAGAAGAAAGCTGAATATGCTGTGGCGCTTTTCCGCGATGCTGGTCGATTACATACATCGCGCATTTTGCCTTGACCGCGTCGTTGCCGCTATTCTTGAGAAGATCTCTCAGCGCGACCAAAGCTTCCGCTGCGGTGCTTTCCAGCGCTTTGTCTAAGCTGATGACTTCCCGCGTCGCCAGCAGCGCGTTCACCTGAACGGTGAATTCCTCACTCCGCATGAGTTCATCCAAAATCACGTCGCTCAGCCCCATGACTTCCGAGATTTCATTCGGCATCACACCCCGTGACCACAGCATCGCGACTTTTTTAACATCAATCTTGCTGTCCAGCACCTTTGGGCTGTCGTCGCGCAGGGTTGGCCGGGAACCGCCAAGGAGTTCACTCACACTCACGTCAATCACATCCCCGTTGCGGTGGGTAAAACCGTTTGACCCAGTGCGTCCTTGGGGTTGTGAGAGAGGAAGGACGGTGAAGGACATGGGTTAGGCGGTGGCGGTAGGAGACTGTGGAATAGCCTGAGCAGTGCTGATAGTGCCCTGTGGGTTTTCCAAAGGCCTGGGCACGGTGTTTCTGACGTGCTTGATAGAAACTGGCCCGCTGGCCGGTGTGGGGTTTGCTCTCATGGCGGGAACTCTACCACACTGCGGGAAACATTGAAAGGGAAATTTTGGGTTTATTTGCCCAGGCGCTTGTTGTTGCTGGAGAGGAGTAGGTTTGAGAAGGGAAGTGGTTTGTGTCACCCGCGGGGGTGGGATATAAATAGCGCAGCAGACCCCACGTGGGCAAAGTGCTTGAGGTTTTGGTATAGGGTGACAAGCGAGGCGCGGTTGCCTCCGGTCCAACTGAAACAAACAAAACTAGAAAGCATAGCAGTATGAGAATCCGCACCATCAAAACCCGTATCATTAGCATGACAGCAAATGAACACGCCGCATTTATCCGCGCCCTTGAGCAGGCGAAAGAGGGCCGCACCGTGCATAGTGGAAGCGTGGAGCTTGACGACGGGAGCCAGTTGTGTGTTTGCGTGCAATCTCAAGAGGAGATTGACGAGCGCGAGAAAGCTGCCCGTGATGCCCGTAATGCGCGGGAGGAGGAGCGCCGTAATCGCTATTAAGAGTCGAAACGGCATAAGCCGTCGCAAGGGATTAGCCTACCTTGCCTGAAGAGACAGGCTACTTGAACAAAATCAAACTAAACAAACTAGAAAGCATAGCGATATGAACACGACAAACAGCGACAACAACAACGGCAATCTTGACAGCATCTTGAACATCCGCGCAGTTAGCGGCGGCGAGCGGGGGAATAAAGAGGCGGGTAAAAAGTATGACTACCTCATCCCGAAGGTTCTTTTCTTGGAACTCATCGGGGAGGTATTCGACAAAGAGGTCGAGCGTAGCAACAAGGAGAACGCGAAAAGCGGCGGGGCGGTGAGTCAGTTCCTCCACAGCTACGGCGCGACGGCTGATAAGATGGAAAAGGCGGGGATTGATCCGTTTCCCGCTATTCGGTATGACCTGCGAAACGCCGCTACGCGGGAAGTGGTGGCGGCGAATGTGACGGAAGCGGAGGGCAATAAATGGCTCGCGGATTACGGCGGCGACGTAAAACCCGTTTGGGAGCAGCTTCCCGGCGGAACGTTTGACGGGGATTGTGTGGAGAAATGGCTAGAACTCATGGAATTCAAAGCGCCGCGCAATGGCGGGAATCGCAAGAGCGCGAAGGAGGTCAAGATGGAAACGATTCTCACGACGCTTTCCATTCCGGGCATCTCATGGAGCATGCTCTCCAGCGCCTACCCTGACATTACCGAGGCTGACCTTGAAGCCTACAAAGCGAAACTCGCCGCGAAAGCAGGGGAATAATAGGCACAAGTCGGAGGCAGGGCTTTCATTAGTCCTGCCTCTCTTTGTGCCTATTTCCCTTTGGCTAACTTGAGATTTTTCCCTTTTGCGCCTATCCCAAAAATGGATCTTTTGGGGTGAAATGGGCAAATCAGGGGGGGTTCTATTTGTCCTTTATTTTTCTATCACATCCCCCCCCCGAATCCCGCGTTCCGATACCATGCGCTCATAATTACCTACCACCCCCGCCCCCCATGCGTTATATTCCCGCGCCCTTCACCCATTCCACCTAATTCCCTCCATGTTCACTGCCACAGCACGCCACGAATCGCCTAACCTCT